ATAAATAAATGCATTCTCAAGTAACTTGGTTTATTGAGAAAAATCTTATATAGGAGCAAAATCTAAAATTTTTTTAGAGGGGGTAAGTGTTTTATATATATATGGCCTATCGACCAAAGTTCGCCCCCCCGCCTTTGATTCATGGTGGTGTTTGGGACGAACGATGGTCGATTGGTCATGACCTTCATCATTGTGATGGGGTCAGTTTAATTAAGACATTGTATAAAACAAAACACTTCCTTCACAATGTCTATATCTAATTAAAGGGAGGAAAGGAATTTAACCATGAAAAAACAATTCACAGTAGCAATCTTAGCAGCAACAGTAGTATTGGGTGCAACATTTGCACCAGAATTGGTATGGCAACAACCACATCATTATCAATTATACATCGTTAAGAGTGGAGATACTCTTGACAGTATCATCTTGAAAGCAAACGAAGGAGGTGATGTTACCTTCGACGTTCGCGATGCTGAGAGTTATTCTCTCAGCGAAAGCAAGAAGATGGAAGGAGGTGCAACGTCTCGTCAGTTACAAATTGGCGAAAAAGTTGCAGTACCAATCTATCGCTAACAGTTAGTCCAGCTGTATGACTATAAACTATAGCACTATAACCTTGAGCAATAGCAAAGGAGGTGATAGCTATGAACAAGGTTATAGTTATGTTCATACTGTTTATAGTATGGGCTATTTCCTTAATAGTTCTTACATTGTATATTATCAATATGATGTAATAGAGAACTATTAAGGAGAGCGTCGTGAGTTAGGACGCTATATAAATACTAACTCATTCTTTATATAAGGATCTTATATATAAGGTCTTTATATAAGGAATATACTTTTTTATTCCTTTGTTATTTGCCCAATGTTTAGGGCTTTTTATTAGGGTGTAAGCCCGAGGAGGTCATTATGACAACTTTAGAAACTAAACAATTTTTCATGTTCGGTATTAGAAACGCGGAAGGTGAAACATTCCGCATGATAAAGGAGGCAAGAATTGCCACAAGCGTGGCATCCAGTGCCGTGGAGTTTTACCACGGCGTCGGATTTAAAGACGTTATTGCAACTCATTGCAACGACGTAGTCTTAATTAAGGATAGTAATGGCAGACTACTATCCTTTGTAGTAGATGTCTGCCACACAAAGGCAGAAGGTACCAAAGAGTACCGGACTGCCTACTGGGCGCTCAAGGAAGTTGAACGCCAGGCCGAAGCCGTAACTGAAAAAGCTGCGGCAGCGGCGAAAAAAGCTTCGGTGAAGGTCGACGCTGAAACAAACGAAGGTCGTGAAGTTGCGACCGAGAAAAAAGAAAATGCTACCATCAAAGGTAGCATTGAGGTTGGGGCTCCTCAGAAAAAGCCATGGTACTATGCGGTCCGGAAAGGCCACACAGTCGGTATATTTACCGATTGGGCTGAGGCCTCAGAATCGGTAACCGGGTATTCTGATGCCCGGTTTAAAAAATTCCGGGCATTGAAGGATGCCCAAGGATTCATGGAAGGTGGTGATAACGAATAATTACCCCCGTGTTCGTTGTACTGAGAGGAGGTGAACTATGAAGCAGTACAATTATAGATATTGTCCCGTTGTCAAACTGGCATGTGGTGAAGTCCACGTGCTACGTGGAAACAAGGGAAGGAAATTCTTAAGTTGGTTCATATACGTCCACAAGGCGGATGTATATGATCCTCTTAAAGAAACGGTCTGGGTGATCGAGTATGGTCGCCCAGACGAAGACAAAAAAGAATGTCTCGTTGCTGCTATCCAGCCGTATGGCTGGAAGAACATCGGGACATTCAAAAAAGTATACTCTAGGTACCTAGAGTATGTTAACAATGCCTGAGCAAGCAGTCTCAGCGCCCTAATTCCGAGGCGCTAGTAATAAATATCGGAATAACATTTCTAATTATAGCTATCTGTCAAAAATTAATTAATTAAAAACTCGGCAGTAGATAGATAGCTAATAACAAATTAATACTGCCGAGGAGGAGTTAAAGATGAAAAAAGTTAATATTAAAACAAATGAAACAGTAATGGTTGCGGGCATGGAACTTCAAGTTCCAGCCGTAACAATAACAGCTAAAGAAAATGCGCGCGTGTCAAAACGCATACGCAAATCTTTAGTAAATAAGAGACGTGAGGAGGTGAAAAAAGTAAGAGCTTTCACCGCCTACGTTGCGGCACTGAAAAAGGCCGCTGAAAGCGAGCCAACTGTTATCCCAAGCGACAACAGAAAGTCGCAGAAAAAGCGCGCATTACGTGCGCAGGCTCGTTGTATCGTTGCGGCTAAGGAGTTGTTGCAAAAGCAACGATCCGATGAATTAGCGGCTCGTAAACTTCGCCGTGAGAAAGGTCTGGTATTCAAACCGATTGGTTTAATTGCCAGGGAAGTGAAGACAATCGAAAAAGCTGCGATGGCAGCAAAACCAAAAAATGAGTTATTAGAGCACATAAACGTGCTCAATACAACAAGGTCGTTTAAGACCCGTTGTATTAAGGCACGAAAAGTTGGGCGCGATGATTTCGCGTTCGACGTAACAATAACCACAATCAACGATTGTGGTGTGCTCCGAGACACACCGACAGCATCCGGAGCTATTGTCCAAACTGGGACATTCCAGTTTGGCAGAGGAGGCTATAAAGAAGGAGCGATGACGAAATCGTTAGTGCGCGATATAGCGCAAGACGTTTTCGTTTTCGATTTCGGCGCGTTGAAGGGTCGAGACGTTATCGAAGCGATGAAGTTGCTTCACAGTCGCGAGGAGTTCAAAGACTTGTTGCCGGTCCTTTCCAGTCCGTCACAAATGCGTGGCAATCAATTGCTGCTTTGTGATAAAGAGCTCGGATGGGCAATCGTCGATAAAGTTGACTTGCTCACCGGGAAATTAACATCGAAAGGAGGTAAATTACCGGTTGGTAAGGCGGCTAAATTACTTACCCGCTCCGGACAGCCAAACGTTACTGGCAAGGAGCTCGAAGTAGATCTCGAAAAAGATTACTTCATTGTGGTCGACTCCTTTAATAAGGATGATCACTTTGACGGCCAAGGATTCCATAATCATGAATGGTTCTGTCGTGGCTATGGTTTACCTAATTTCGTCGATACGTACCATCAATCCAGATTGATGTACATGGCGAAGGAAGGATCCCAGCCATTGAACCGTGAAGTGATCAACGCGTGGGGTAAAGAACTCGCTTCTGGCGACAAGGTATACCTCTGCGAACAAAACGCCGCGAAGATTGGTCGCGCCAAGGATTACAAAAATGTGTGGATCGTTGGGAACCCAGACGGAGAATGTATCTCCGTTCACGACTTAAACGGCTGGAAAGCCTCTCCAGAAGAACAGCAATCTGCTGAGCAAGAGGTCTTGAAAGTGATGAGCTTTACTCATAAGACACAAGTAACGATTGGTTCTCAACCGTTACAATTTCTTATGATTGACAAAGCTCATCGTGCATCAATAGCAGAATATGCTGTTGCATGCAAAGTAAAAAACTTTGAAGATGACGTTAAAGCCATTCTTCAAGGTGGAGATACTGGGCTTGCTAGCGATGCAGCTTTAATGATCAATGCCGAGTCTGCTTTAGATAACAATGTTATCTTGGCAACTAAAATGGCAGCGATTTTAGACAAAGCTAAGAGCGTCCTTGAAAGTCCTGGTTTCAAAGGTGCGAAGGAAAGCCAACACATGTATGGCGTTTGCGATCCTACGTACCTTGATGAAAACGGCGGATTGTTACAAGAGGGTGAAGTCGTTGTTTCTGATGCTACATACAAAGCTATGAAACGCGACGACGGATTACATGCCTTGTATGGCAGAGTCTTCCGTAACCCTCACGCAGGGGAGTCGTACGAAACACGTGTACTTAGCGCATCTATGTACGCTAAACGTGTTCGTACGATGCAACAAAAATATCACATCTTTAGTAGCGATGTGGTATTTAACGTTATCATTAATGCAATTGAAAATATCGCTGATAATTGCATTATGGTAACAGGTACAGATTATTTTAAATCTTGTACCGGCGGCAGCGATCTTGATAAAGATGCATTCGATCTTTGTTTATATGAAGATGCGGCTATCTTCCGCCATAAAAAACCTGTTTCCGTTCATGTTTCTAGCGAGATGGGTGAAGACAAACAAGTTGAATGGGAAACTCATCCACAACTTGTTTATCAAGTATGGGAAAATGCCATGCTTGCAACAGAAACGAATGTCGGTGGACACGCTAACGACATTGCCAAATCTGCTGGCATTTTATCCGAAGACGAAGACAGCAAGGAGCTATTAAATTGCCATGCTGTCATTGCAAAAGACGCTAGAAAAGCTCGCCTCGGCATGGAAGGTAAAGACGGTGGCGAAATCGTCGAAGTTCCATACATGGAATTCTATGACGATGAACACGACATCAAAGAGGGTGAGATTAGCAATGCTAAGTTGAACGATATCTACTTAGCATACGTTCAATCTACTTTAACTTTAGCCGATACTGTTAATTGGCTAAAGGATGTCGTAAGAGTGGCACCGTGTTCTGTAGGGATGATCATTGACATCCCTAAAACACAATGCCACGTAACTTCACAAATCGGAGAACTTCTCGAAAGAATTACTCTTTTGAGAAAAAAACATGCTCCGATCGTTGTCGAAGCAGATGGCAAGTTTACTGTCGCAACATACGACTTTAAACGAGAAAGATTTGTTGCCAGCGATAATCCTTCTGTTTGCGGTGGTTTCTACAGCGATTTGTCTGGCGAACAAAAGTATTGTTTATCCGACGTGTTGTACCGTGACATCATGGTACCGACAGCAAAAGCTTTGGCCGAAGTTATGAACCGTGTAGCTCAAGAATTGGGCTACAAAGGTCGTAGCGAAGGCGAAAAGAACCTAGAAAATAAAGTTGTTGAAATGGGCAACCTTATTTTAGAGGATTGCAGAAAGTCTATCTTTAGCGTAGACGCTGATGGCGTGACTGTTAATAATTTAAAAACAGCATTGCCATACGTTGCTGATATGGTAGCTAGTGCTATTGGCTCCGGGAATAAATATTCCTTAGCAAAAGAAGCAGGATTCATCTATAGCGAAAACTGTTTCGCTAAAGAATATCTTGATAAATTGGCTGATCAATTCGGCGAAGAAAAGTTGTACGTGCCTGTAACTGTTTACGGCCGTGATAACGTTGCATTAAATATGTATCGCTACCATGACTTCGAAACAGGTCGTGAGGGCGAATATATCTCTTTCTTCGACGGAATCAGCAGCGACAACTGCTTATTCTTGTCTGAAAAAATCTGCGGCCAATTCGAACTCTTCCGCAAAGGGAACACAGCTTACGTCATGAAAGACGTTCGCGATCGTTTCGATGCGGTAGAAATTAAAGGCCGAATTGCTCTAAGAACCCGTACGGAAAATGCTTCCGACGGGATCTTTGAACTCATTAAGTGGAATGCTTTTGCTTCTGTAGAGCAAAAAGCAGAGTTCTTCTTAATGAGCAGCAGTTGCGCTCGTTCAAAGGGAGCAATCTGGTACGGTAAGAATAAAGAAACCATTGGTGATGGTTTGTTCATTCTTGCTTCTGGCAGCAATAAAGTTCCTAAAGGCACACCTATGCAAGTGTGCAAGTTTGACAAAGAAGGCGGTAAGTACGTCTATGCTCAAACTAATGAAGGGAAACTTGCTGTTAAGGTTAGCATCGATGAGTTATGTTTCAACTTCATCGATGAAGATCGAAACAGCAAAAAGAATACCATCCTCTTGTTGATGACAAAACAAGGGGACGGTATCGTATTGCCAGATCCAGAAAAACCTTCAGTAAAGGAAGTTTCTAAAGTAGAGACTCCTGCTACTAAAGTCGTAGCAAAGGCCGAAGACTCTGCTACGAAAAAATGCGAATGGCTAGACATGGATAGCTACAAGCGCGAAGAAGGCGCGATGGTTATCTGTGCGACTGGCCATCGTTCTGACAAACTAGGTTGTGGCAAAGGAGATGATTGGAGTTCCAAGTCTCCTAAGTTGCAACCAGTCCGTAAACAAATCGAGGAAAAACTTCGCGCTATCCTCGATTTTCAAGTCCTAGCAGGCGAAAAGAAATTTGAGTTGATCAGCGGTATGGCGTTAGGCGTTGACCAACTGTTCTTTAGCGTAGGACATCAACTACGCAAAGAATACGCTGAGCAAGGCGTTGCAATTATATTAACGGCTGCAGTACCTTGTATTGAGCAAGACGGCATATGGAAAGATGATTGCAAAATCTCATATGCTGCTATGCTCAAAGCAGCTGATAAAAAAGTTCGTATTTCTAATAAGAAGTACGAAAATGATAAGGGCTGCATGCAGCGCAGAAACCGTTTTATGGTAGACAACGCCGATATGGTGTTTGCTTACCATGACGGAAGCGAAGGCGGAACTAAAAACTGCATCGACTACGCTAAGAGCGTAGGCGCAGTAATTGAAAACGCCTTCGAGGATCCAGAGGAAGCTAAATAACCCTCCGGGTCCCCCTTCCCCGTTAGCCGAAGTAAGACGTGGGAGGAACGACAATTATATATGAAGATACGGAGTACATTTATCATTCTAACGATAGATGTGCTCCGTATCGAAATTTTATTTGAGATTTATAAGGGATTTTCCCTGCCGGGGGCCTCCTGACGGAGGGTCCCCTGCGGGGCAAGTCCTATATAAGTCTCTTGTTGGTTTCTGGACTCCGTCCCGAAATCATCTATGAGGCAGTTATGCATATATATGTGTAACTGTCTTTAGTGAAGATATTTGGCGTTCTGCGATAGATGTATCTGTCGCTCCGCTCCGAAATCTCTTATGAGGGTAATTTTCCCTCTACATTTTTTATTTCATAGAGGAGGAAAAACTATGAAAAAGATTACTGTTATTAGAAAAAACGGCGTTATCGCCGATGTTGTAGTAAGCGGTACTGAAGAACAAGGTAAAGATTTGTTTGTTCGTCATCCGTTATTCAAGAATTATTTCGTTCGGGAAGCTGGAGTATTCGCCCCAGAAACCGAATGTTGGCGTTTTGCTGTCCCTAACCATAGTGACATGGAAGTGTCTGTAATCAGAAGCTCCATGACTTACGGTGGAAGCGAAGGTCTCTTTGAACTAGCTATGCTCAAAAATGAGCGATGTATCTATGATACGCCTATTACTAATGATGTAATAGGTTGGCTAGACGAACAAGGCGTATTGGACATCTTAGAAGATGTTCAACGCATTTATAAAGGGGCATGATTTATCATGCCTCTTAAAAATATTGAATTACGCCACGGGAGTAGATGCGATTCATGGGTGTGGCGGATTATAATCCCAGCTGATAAGAAGGAGGCTTGGCGTCCTAAATTATGCTGGGTAAATAAAAAACCTTTTATTATGGGCGAAATATTATATTTCTACCACGTGAAAGGTGATTTTCCTTTTAAAGAGGAACGATGCTATTTAAGTTCTTCTTTAAAAGAATTGGTCGCCGTAGCTAGTAAATATGACCGCTACGTCGATATTGAAAAATATGTGTTTAAATTTCGGTACGAAGGCGAAGACATTCGTCATTATTGCCGGAAGGAGGTCATATGACAATTACTACTAACAATGTTGGTCTAGTTATGGACCAACTAGAATTATTACTACATCAATATGGTGTAGTAGAAATGTCGGAAATGGTAATAGGTAATAGACCTGGTACCATCGACATTGTTCCAGATGGCGTATCTTTTATGGATATGCCTATATGGAAAAATACTATGGCTTCCATAGCAGAAGAAGCATGCTATGAAGCTAAACAATTAGACGCTTCTCTTACTTATAAGATAGGAGGTATCTAATGAAATTTATTCTATTCGGCGAAGCTATGCCGAAAACAGAATTCTCCAGTGTTGATTGCTACCATGCACTGGAGTACGTATTAAACACTTTCTTCAAAGATTGTGTCGTTGCTGAAAATGTGACGTCACTTGAAGAAGGTGTCGTAGCAGTTTGTATTCGTTCGTGGAAAGATATCGGCTCTGAAAATGAGCCAGTATCCTATGAACGACATCCTGTATATTTATTGGACGAAGGGAGATATAATAAATTATCTCCTCATACTCTAGCAATCATAGCTGGAGATTAGCCCCCCCGCCGGGGCTAAATGTTTTTTGGGATACTATGTCAACATTTACGGCATGGTACTCCTGTTGAAGTTTATATATAGTCTTATGTACGGCTATGTACATTCTTCATAATGTGTACGCCCCCGCCGGGGCGAAATCTTCTTTGAGGGGGTTTTCCCTCATTTGTCATTCATTTCTACAAGGAGGAGAAAAATGTTTGTAGAAGCTTTGTATAATTACACTTTAAAATCTCCAGTAGGAGAATTTTTATCCGTTCAATCCGTGGACGGTGTTTTTGATGTTCTCCGTGAATATCAAGGATATGAATTCATATCCAGGACATTAGTCGCTTATCGTAGTTGTGGTATAGCTGATTAATGTATAGGTGCTGGTAAGAGATTGCCGGCACCTTATCAAAATTTAGTATTTAATAATTTTTTATAAACATGAGGAGGTATACATCATGTTAAAACGCGAACTTATTTCCTGGTTGAATTCTTTCTATAAAGAATACCCTACTACATTCAGAGTATTCTTCTTCTTGTTAGGCTGGGCTATCGGCTCCAGCATCAAAATTGCTTATTATCAACATAAGTTGAATAAGCGATAAAGCATTAGTAGATTTCTCCCGAGGGTTAACTTCTGAAGTTTCCCCTCCGGGGCGAAATCTCCTGTGACATTCTCATTAATAGAAGGTCATATTTATTTTCATATAAAGCTTTATATGGTTTATCATAGGTGCTATGTATTCATAATACCTCCCTTTATATAATGCATAACAACTTCAATATGCATCTATGATAAACGATATAAGGTTTTATAACCTTTACGAGATTGAGAGCACTCCGTGCCGAAATCTCTCATGGGGCCTTCTGTGTGGAGGTCCCTTTCATACTTTTTCTCCTCTTCTTCCGCGGTGAAGACTGCGGGAGATATGAGCGTTAGATGAGCGTTGACTTATCTAGCGTTGATATCTCTTGCAAGTGTGTAGCAAGAGGAGATTTTTTCACCCTGAGAAGCTCAGTCAGGGTACTTTTTATGAAAGGAGACATTTATCATGTCTAAATTTGCAAACGTTGTATGTTATTTGTTCGGCTCTAACTCTAATGGTTGGGCACAAATGTTATCTGCTGTAGTAGCAGGAGTAAATGGTGTCCGTGACACCAAGCCTGTTAGAATTGAAACAGCAGGTCAATCTTATGTTGGTCAAGGTTGTAACGCCGTAGCCCAAATCTTGGAGTTGTTCGCCAACAAGTCCGTTAATTACGGACAGTTCACTGGTGAAGTGGTGACATCTGACGCTGTCGCTATTCGCTGTTACAGCATCATGAAGGCTATTAAGGACGGTTTGACGCCAGCTAAAGTAGCTGACCATGTTATGAAAGAAGCGGATACAGCTGAAGACCGCGAGCAGTTCAAGCGTCTTGCTATGGCAATCAAAGATTGTCAAAGCCAGGGCGTTCGCTTGCGTATTTCACGCTTGTCCCAAGAGCACAGTTACGCTCTTGAGGTGCCAGAAGGAGTAGAACTCCAAGCTGGCGATATTATCAAGTTTAACCGCGGCGTTGCTGAAAACGGCGTGAAGTTAGCGTATGGAGTGCAATCCAGCTACGCCTACGAAGTAGCTGAGGTCAACGATGAGCTTAAAGCTCTTAGACCAAAAAATACGCCTAATGCGAAACACCGCATGGGCTGTATTAATGCAACTCTTAACTTGATTCGCGAAATCAAGGCGGAAGAGGTCTCCGCAGAAGACCTCATCTAACATTGGGGGCATTTTGCCCCCTTTATTTTTATTAGTAAAGGAGGGAGCCCCTGATGGCTACTTTTAATTTAAAGCATTCTAATAAGGATATTCTTGCATATATGAGCGAGAAAATCCAAGTTGAATATAAAGGTTCCGTCGAAGAAATCGACGGAGGCTTAAAGGTTGAGGTAGAAGATGAACACCTCAAAGATATTACAGATGCATTTAGTCGTGCAAAACGTAATACAATGTTTAGTGGTTGGGTGAAATCCGCCACTAAATTTGTTGGTCGCCAAGCTGACACTGTGAAAGATGTCGGTATTGGTGCCGTTGGCATTAGTGCCAAAGGCATCTTTGGTGGTCTTAAAAAGACTGCAGAAGTAGCTATGGGTGCTACTGCAGTAATTGTAAATGAGGGCAAAGAAGCTTGGAAAGAAGCTTCTGTGTCTGACGAACTTCGTAACTTGAAGAAGAGCTTCGGCTCTACTGGTAGCGATGAAGAAGGCATTGAAATCATCAAAGACCAAGCTACAGAAAATACTGCTGGCGAAGAAGTCTAGTAGTGTGGACGCTTGCTATTATCGTCATTAAATATTAATAGCATATAGCTCTAGTTGTCGAGGGCGAGTGGGACGACAACCTTATTCCGACCCTTAGAAGATGTTCTTGGTCGGGCTAATAAGATATGAACATCTAAGGTTTATAAGCGGTCGATGTCTGACGCTTATAATCTCAAATGCAGACATCGAAATAGGGTTTAGTCTAGAGGGGCAGGGTTTGCTCTTCTAGGCTAAACCTTTATTTTTTCTTATGTTGAATATACATTTAGGTGATACTGTTGTTACAGCATTAGCTAAATGTATATTTTTTTATTTAATTCGCGAAAAGCATACTACCTGGGTACGTATGGCGTAATTCGGGTGTCAGCTTTAGCGAAAGTTCATTTTTTTGGACACTTTTGGTAGGGGCTAATTTTTTTAGTGACTGCTTTTTTTTATCGGAACGATTACGTTTCCAATCGCCAAGAGGTATGGAGGAGCGAGCGCCAGCGAGCGACTGTATATATTTTATATAGTAAGCCCGAGCGAAGCGAGGGCGTTTATTAAGTTCTCTGTGTACTCTCTTCTTAAGAGAGTAGTTTTGTATTTAGTATTATGGTATTAGGCGAGCGAAGCGAGCCTTATATGTTCTTTGTTT